CCTTTCGGGCCCTCGCTGAGGAAAATGCCTCAGTCCATTCTGGCTCCAACTTCGTCAGGGGTTCTGAGATGGTCAACCGGTCACGTGAAAGGAAACTCTTCCAAGTAGCACCCGGCTCATCTCGATACTCTGTTAGCGGCGGCCCATGGATAGTTGGTACCTCCTCACCATCCTACTATAGGACGTGGGAAGAGAACAACGATGTCATAGGTTTTCATCCGTATAGAGAGAATAACTTCACTCTACAACGGACGAAGGTCACCAAACCTCTCATATACAACGGTTCCTTTTACAAGGGACTTGCGTTATATGAGTGCGATAACATCCATCCTGCGGGTGCATACTGCAACCACTTGTATGGAGCTACCGCGTCCGCTAACGTGGCTCACGTTCCAGGTTCCATCTCCACAGTCACGTACCTTCAGACTGAATTGCTCGCAAGAGCTAAGCCTGATGCACCTGACATCGAATTTGCTAACTTCTTGTGGGAATTAAAGGAATTTCCTTCCCTCTTGAAGCATGCAGGCGATTTGTGGGCGTCACGCCGTGCCATTCCATCATCATTTCGCAATGGTGTTAGAATGAACCGGGATCTCCGCGCAGGTATTGCGGAGACTCCCATCACGGTGGCGTTTGGATGGATACCTCTCTTATCCGATCTCCGTAACCTAATTGGTGTAGCTGAGGCCGTTGACAAACGGCTCCAGCGTTTGCGTGATGCTTCCAAGATTGGAGGCACCACGACGCGAATTAGGCTGCGTCAAGGTTCTGTGGCTTCCCACAGTGCCCAGACTCATGGTGCGTTCTCCTTCTTCGTTGAGCGCATCACGGATTTCGAAGAGTGGGGTGTGCTTAAGCACACCACACGTAGTTCCGGCAGGATCCCAACATGGTCCTTTGAGGATGCACGAAGTTTGGCATTCTCAACGAGTCTCTCACCCACTGCCATTTGGAATTCTATTCCATGGTCCTGGTTGATCGACTATCTGATCAATGTTGGTTCGTTCCTGGAAGCGGCTAATCACCGCATCGGCTGGAAAGCTGAGCAGGCAATCATAATGCGTAAGTACACAACGTATTGTGAGTTAACGCCTACCGGCTCATATCCAGATGGAACTGAGAGTGGTCAAGTGATATTCCAATCACTTAACCGGAACGTTGTAACGAACCCTACCCCAGTCATGGCGTTTACGCCAATGCTATCGCTAAATCAATTAGCGAATCTGGGGGCCTTGTGTCTTGCTTTTGGGCTTGGTAAGCCCATGACAAGACTGACGAAGTAGCACACTCGGCTAGCCGTGTGTGTGTGCTAGCCACCATGCCCACCCCTTGTAGGGGTGATGGTGGCAACACCTGAACCTCCGAAAGGGTACTACATCATGTTCGCTGACACTCTTACCTGCGATTACGCAGGCACCGGTGATCTCGTCCTCACCAAACGGAAAGAGGATGGATACACTTCCGAGTACTTTGGCACTATTTCTGATCGCGACTTTGTTGCCACGATCAAGCATACGTTGCCAAAGAGCCGTGTCACTGGGGAAACTTCGCACATGGTGCGCCTCGACTGCATCAAATATGATGCGGCCGGTGCCATCATCGAGAAGTCATCCAGCTGGCGTGTCTTCGGTACTTACCTTGGACGCCAGGATGCGACAAACGTCGCAAATCTCAACAAAACTGTTGGGACCATCATGACGGCTGGGAACTTGACCAAACTGCTGAATGGCGAAAGCTAAGCAGTAGTCTGGCCTGCGGTTCTTCGTGTCGGTCACCCCTCAACTCTAGGAGTATGTCGGAATGACTATGAACGAGCATGTTGTTTGTGGGGCTCTGAGATCCATTCTGATGGACTTCGAAGCCCACTACACAAGCGACATCGTGTCTATGCTATCTGAGGACATATATGACCTCGAGCAACGAGTTCGCACTCGTGGCTTGGGAATCATTATGATCGATCTACCAAAACTTGGTAAGATCTATGATAAGTCTTTGTCCACTGGTTTTCTTCCAGCCGACTTCGACTTTCCCAGATCGCTGCGGAGATCAAAGAAGCCTCCTATCTTTGGGAGGTTATTTGGTCTCAGCTTCCGGAAAGGACAACTTTCCAACCCCGAACCAGAAGTGGTTCGGTACACACGTGCTCTATTGTATGCTTACAAGAAAGCTCGTGTGGACTGTCCACCCAACGTAGTGAAGAAGGCACACCATGCTTATTTCGAGCTTGATATGTCGCTTCGCGAGCCCACTCATGATTGGTGGGACGTTGAGTCAGGACCCGACTTCTCAGCAAGAGTATCTTTTGCTGAGGGAGCGGGTTCTGAAGAGTGCTATTTTGAAGGCCTCTTGGACGTGTTGGATGGTGTGTGCGGATGGATCACTCCTTCTGCAATCCCCCAACTTGGGGACCTTACCGGACGACACGGCCCTGGAGCAGTTTCTGATCTGCGTGGGGGTGAGGATAAGTACCTCTTCCCAGCGTGGCCAGACTCCCTTGCCCGAAAGTTCCCTCCTGGTCAAATGATGACCACATGGGGCCTCTCTGAGTTGGGTATACCCAACCAGTGGGGATCGTCACCGCGATCGAAGTTGATTGCTGTGCCGAAGACTCTCGACAAGCCGAGGCTGATTGCCTCGGAGCCTACATCATTGATGTGGTGCCAGCAAGCATTGCTTAGCTGGTGTCGCACCAATACAACTCCTGTAGTAAGTACTTGTGTGGATTTCTTCACACAGGACTATTCCAGGGATCGGGCACTTTGGGCATCATCCGATGGC